GGCATATCCCGGAATTTTAAATCCCTTTTCTGTTGTCGTTGCCATGCCAATCACCTCACATTACAGCTACTATATCACCGTTATCATCTTTTTGAATTAATCTGTGATATTCAAAATCGCCACAGTCTGAACTTGACGAAATTTCAGCAGAAAAAATATAATTGTCCGGTGGTTGTGGTCCTCTGCCTGACACTGTTGTGCCGCATATCAACGATATATTACCACTGTCATAGTTGTAACATATATACATATAGCATTTATCATATGATTGTGTAGGATAGGTTGCAGTACCTGATACTTCTTTTCTTTCTATATAATTCACTTTAGGTTTTACCACGATATTATAACCATCATGTCCTCCTTGACTGATAGAATATTCTAAATCAATTTTTTTGATTGAATTGATTTTTTGAATTGCCTTTTCCAATCCATCAAATTTGGTGTGAACATCATTATTGAGTTTATCCAATGTTACCACACTGCCTGCAAGTTTTGTACCCGTAACAGAACCGTTAGCAAGTTTTTCTGTGGTAACACAACCGTTCGGATGATCCAACACTGTTGCGGTTTTATGTGTTTCAAAATCATCACGTGTAACCTCGTTGTTTAGCGTGACATTCACATTTATATCTGACGCATTTGATATAATATTCAAAAAATCAATAGTTCTGTACACATGGTTGCTACCATCAAACACAGGGAATGCCTGTGCACCGTTACCGCAATTTGTGTACAAATATAGAATTTCACCCAGATCAGGGTCCTGTGCCATTATACCGATTTCACGCAGATAAAACGGTGTATCGCCGTTTTTTATTTTTAATCGCAGATTAGTCATTCCGGCTGCCACAACAGACACATTTGTAATATCAACTGTTGCAGATGATGACGTTACTCCGGTTTGATGCGATTCGATTTCAGATTTCAGCGCCGTCAAATTCGCTACGTCTTCACCGTCATCTAAATACCCTGTACCGATAACTGCACGGGTAATCTTCAGCGGTACACCTGTTTTCAATTTTGCTTCCAGCAGTAAACCGGATGCCGTAAATTTTATATTTGAAAAACCCTCAATCTTTTTTTCTTCTGCCATATTTACTCCTCCTTGTACAATAGCTCTGCATACGTTTTATTTTTCGCAGTTTCATAATCAATTTGTTGCATTTCTTCAAATGTACGGTATTTTGCCATTTGAATTTGTTCACCGGAACAACCGTCAATCACTGCGAATTTTTCAAAATTAGCACAATTTATAATTCCATCATCAGCCACATTATTATCAAATCCAACAGTTTCATAGGTTTTTGACACTGCACATATACAGACAACAGCAGTTTTATGTTCCTGCGGCTGTTGCTCATCTAATTCAATAGTGGTAGCAATATGTGCAGGAATGATTTCATTGACACTGTTTAAAATTTCTTGCAGTAATAACGGTTTGCAACTTTGAATTTTTATTCTGTAATTGGGATTATCTTCACTGATACTCGCACCGTTATCATATGCACGAACTATATTTTGCAGATTTTCAAACGTTGTAGTTGCCGTATGTAAAAATTTTGTTTTGATTTTACTACGCCGTAATTCCAACGTATCATCAGACAACGGTATTAAAAAATCTGTTTCAAAATCGTGAATGCCTGTTTCATCAGCGTCATCAACAGATAGATTTTTCAATGTTCTATCCAATTTATCGTACAATCTATCAAATTCAACATCACATGGATGTAATAATCCGTGCATATATTTTGAATTTTTATAGTATTTCGGCAACAGATTTTCAATGTTAGTCAATTTTCAACACCCCCAACACTGCAATCTGTGTTTCAGTTATCGGGACATTATTTGTAGATTGATTAACTGTCAAATTCGTATAGTCGGTTACACCATCCGTATTCAAAATCGCCTGTCCTATTTTCGCATAGGACACATAACCCTTTGAAAACGAAATTTTCGTCAAATATTCAGATATATTTTTTTTGATATTCTCTGTGACATTTCCCGTCATTTCGATTTTGCACGAAACATTGATTGCAATTTCTTCAGCTGTACCGACTGTCAAATCCGCTCCAACCGGTTTCAAATCATCAATGTATTCTTTGACTTTTTC